GATTGAAGGTCTAAGCTTTGTCATCGAAAAAGGTAAAATGGTCTTTGAGACACTTTCACAGGCTGGTGTTTTTGATCTGTTATTTGAAGGGTTCAACACATTGATCAGCATTATAAAACTGCTGTGGAAAATCGCGGAGCCAATTTTTAAATTGATGTGGAAAATTATGAAACCGATTGTCAAAGGATTGACCATTGTTGCCAAAGGTGTTGGCATTGTCGCAAATGTTCTAGGCGGAGGAGCGAAACAACCTGAAAAAACTGTTTCAGCTCCAAGCTTATCAACAGCTAAATTTGGTCAGCAATTACCGACTGAAAAAATAAATGAAGACAAAAAACAAAAGCCTCAATTCAGCTTAACGTCTGCAACATTTGGTCAGCAATTACCGCAAGCGCCACAGAGACAAGCGCCGAATCAGACACAAACACAATTCAATCTATCAAGAGTAGACTTCAGGGGTCAGATAGATATTGCTGGTGCTCCGGAAGGGTCAACGGCGGAATCAAATAATTCCCAGGTGGACATGAATATGATGGGCAATCCAATGAAAAAGGCTTCTTAATGGCTGATTTCCTGGCAAACATTGCTAACACAATTCTAAGTGCTCTCGGGCTTGGTGGTGAGCCTCAATCATGGGCGACAAGACTCCGTGAAGAGATTACGCTAAAGAGCCCAAAAGGAAACACGTATACGGCTCGTTGGAGCGGCGGAACTAGGTCAGTTTCAAACAATGTTGCCCGTTTCAAATTCCCTGAAATTCCCGGGGAACGAGTTCAAGATCTCCGGGCAGGTGCTGATGAGTACGATCTGATAGTTTTGTTTGAGGGCGAAAACAACGATATAAACGCCTCTGCATTTGTTGATGAACTGAAAAACAATAAAGGAAATTGGAGTATTGAGCATCCCGTGAGAGGTCCGGTATCTTTGGTTTGGCTGAACACAACAGAAAATATGCAGCCGGTAGAATCAGGAAATCTAACCATTGTCGGCAGTACATGGATCGAGCCATTGCCGGAAACAGCAGCAGAGTCAGCAGCAAAAGCTCAGGCAGACGCTGAACGGGCAGCAATGGCGGCGAATATCGCAGCTGCTGAACAATTTGACGCCATCGCTCAGCAGGGTACGCCGGGGCAGATACAAGCTATTATCGATACCGCTGGGAAAGCTGTCTCGACCATTAATAAAACCCTGGCACTGATAGAAAATGCGAGTATTATCGATCCGCGAATCACCGCAATCGGGACAGCGATTCAAAACACTCTTGACGGCGATTTGATCGACACCAGTAAATTGTCCGGGCAATTTCAGGCACTGACCCAGATTTACGGACTCGGACAAACCAGCAGCGTTGATGCAATCTCAATGTATGAGGATTTCGTCAGTGAAGCAGTGCAGAACGTGCCGACTCAAGCAACTGATGATGGACTGGCACAGGTAGCAACTACTGAAATGATTGTCAGTGCTGGACTTGTCGGCGCTACGAGATCAGCTTTAATCGGTGGCTTGACATCTAGGGGCCAGGCGGTCACAGCAGCTCGGGATCTTGCTGATTTGATGGGGGACACAACACAGGCCTTGGACGACATCAGAACACTTTATGTAGATCGGGCAATTGATAAGAAATATTTTTCGCAGTCCGGAGCGTATGCTGATATTCAGGCATCATTCAGAGAGTCTATAAGATTCCTGCTGTTCAGTCTTAACGGTCTCCCCGGCGAACGCTTGATCACATTGACAGAGGACAAATCAACACTCCAAATCGCGCATGATGAATACGGCAGTATTGGCAATGAGGATTCAGAGACTTATTTTCTCGATGTTCTTTTACAGACCAATGGATTAATGGATGATGACATCTATTGGCTGTCGCGTGGTCGGCAGGTTTTAGTTTATGCTTAAGTCGCGATAGGATATGAACCTATAATTTCCTTAACTAGTATTTGGAAAGTTTTTTTTGCTATGATTTCCTGTTAGCCTCGCTTGCGGCGAGTGTCTTAATCATCTTAAACTACACGACTTAAAGAAAATATTAATAGAAAGGAAAATCAATGTCAAGACCAACACCAGGACAAACATACACAACGAAAGAAGGCGATACGCTAGAAACGATATCAACAGAGGCTTATGGCGATCCGAACCAATACCCGAAAATTCAGGATACGAACAACCTGAGTTTCACAACTTTACCAGGATCACAGCTTCCAACTGGAACCGATCTGATTATTCCGGAGGACACAGACCTTGAGAATATCAGAAACATTCAGCTTGCGGGGGCTTTGAGATGAAATGTAAAACTGATTCTAAAGGGAATGTTTTCTGGCATTGTCCCGGATGCGCTTGCGCTCACAGGATAACGGATTCATGGAAATTCAATGGTGATCTTGAAAAACCGACAATATCACCGAGCGTTTTGAATACATATCCAGACGGCAGAAAATGTCATTGTTTTGTTAGGGGTGGAAAAATTCAGTTTTTGAATGACAGTTTTCATAAATTTGCAGGGCAAACTGTAGAAATACCAGACTGGCATTATGACCCAATCATTTGACTTTCGAGTAAACGGAAAATCAGAACCAATTGTCAGCGGGGAACTGATTACAACAGTTGATACTGCATGTGATGGGTTTGTTGTCAATCTGCCTATAAACTTGCAGGAACAGACCGAGCTTTACAACCTGGCAAGACCGCGAACATATGCAAAATGCCAGATCTATCTCGAGGGGGATCTTTTTTTAACGGGCAAAAAAACAAGGGTTGACGCATCATTTTCAAATTCAGGTCGGGTTTATGCACTACACGGTTTTTCTAATACGTTCAACTTCGTTGATTCAGCGCTTAAACCGCCGTATGAATTCAATAATGAGCCGTTTGAGAACGTCGCTGATAAAGTCGCAGCACAGACAGGAACAAAAGTAATTCATGATGCGCCGCAGTCTGACCAGATCACGAGGGCAACAATTGAACCAGGCCAATCAGGGTTTGAATTCCTGGTACCGCTGGCAGAGGAACGAAACCGTGTTATTTCATCTGATCAGCAAGGAAATATCCTGATCCAACAGGCAGACGTTGATTCGCAAAGTGTTGGTGTCATCGAGGAGGGTAATCAAGCCGATTTGGTCAGCCAGGAGTTTCAAGCGAGTTTTGATGACAGGAAGTCATTCAGATCGTACAAAGTCACATCGCAGACGCCGTTCGGGCGGTATCAAGCGAATGTGATCGATAAGTCAGTAACAGAGCCCAGACATACAATATCAAGCATTGACACGCAGATACCAGGGGCAATTGAGCAGGTCGCTGAATGGCAAAGACATTTACAGACCATCGAAGACTTTAGGCTCGAAATTCCGGTTGTGGGTTGGCACGCTCCAAACGGTGATTTATGGCGCGTCAATACGATTGTGACATTTGTCTCAGAAACTTGTTTTATACCTGACGGATTTGATCTGTATATCAGGGGCGTTCGATATATTTACGGCAGAGGAGGCATGACAGCGGTTTTATCAGTGGTGCCGCCGAACGTCTACACAAACAGACCGATAATTTTGCCATGGCTACCGGCAACGGCTATTGAGGCGACAGAGGATTTTTTGTCACAGCTCGAGGTAGAATTTTAATGCAAATCGGATCAATAATCAGGTCATTTATCGGGAAAAATCGCGATGCTGAAGACGACACGCTGCAGCATCAGACTCAAATGATTGAGGACGATGACATTCAGACAGTCGAGCAACAGCATATTCCAGGTTTTCAGTATAATCCGCCGGTTGATAGCAGAGGGTTTGTCGCGAAAATTGGCAATGCCTGGAAAATCATGCTCGGTGTTTTTGATCTGATTGGAAGATTGACATTAGCTCCGGGAGAGATAGCGCTTTACTCAAGCACAGGTGGATCGATTATAGCTAAAATCCACTGGAAAACGGATGGATCAATAGAAATAACCGCTCCGTCAAATGTTAAAATAATAAATGCGGGTGGGGATATTATCGCGGATTCTGCAGTATCTGCAATTAGTCTTTTAAACCATTATCATCAGGGCAATTTGGGTTTTCCGACCGGAACTCCGATTATGTCTGGTGGCGGGACAGCGCCATCTTCACTGCCTGTTGCAGAAAGTGATGGAACAATCACAGATGGCCAGGGAGTTAATTCAAAAACTCATGTACATGGTGGCGTAACTACTGGCGGCAGTACGACAACAGGGGCGCAATGACAGATCAATTCGGCGGCGATCCTTTCATCACCATAGGCGCGGATGGCGCAGATTATATCATCAGAGGCGGTCAACCTGTCATGGATCAAGGCCTTGTCAATCATGTCAATATGTGTCTGCTGACTGAGCCTGGATGGTGGGGAAATGATATTGAACCGGTCGCAGAACGGAAAGTCGGCAGTAAATTTATTGTCGCAGCCCGTGAGCCGATCACACGGCAATCATTGCTCGATACCAATAAAGCAGCAATCCAAGACGTGCAAGGCGACGAATTCAGCGATGTGCAAGCCCAGACAACTAACCCTATAACTCAGCAGGTCAGACTTGAAATGTTGCTCAGACCGCCTTCAAATGATTTACAAACACTTGTATTGCAAAGAGTTGGGCAGAATTGGATAAATCAGAAAAATGATCCTGCAGGAGTTAAGGAGACATGAAAACAGTATATATCTGTAAAAATTGCGGTCAAATAACGACAAATTACGATATCTTTATTAGTTTAAATAGTGGATTGGGCTATTGCCCGCATTGTTATCGAAAATCAGAATCTACAGACGTAGGAGGATGGGCGGACATTTCATATGTCAGTTTCGATCAAGATATACAAAATTCAATTGAAAACGGAAGTTTTGATAATGCTTTTCCTGAAATCGCAGGGTAAATAATGGCACAAACATTCCCGACAATAAGCGAGTTAAAAGCGCAATTCCTTCAAGAATATGAAAGCCGCATCAATCAGACAACACCGTTGAACGACAAGGCAGACAACAGGATAAAAGCTGCTGTCATGGCTGGAATTGCAACGATCATGCAGCGTGAGGTCCAGACAAATACAAAAGAGAATTTGGCAATATCCGCAAGTAGGGCCGGTTTGATTACGATCGGTAACGAATACAATTTACCGATCAAAGAGGAACAATCAGCAATTGTTGACGCGACAATTCCAGCGACAAACGGAACAGTGATTCCAGCCGGGACCAATTTTTCAGGGGATGACAACGGCCTATTGTATTTTAACGCTGTTCCGGTCACGGCTGCGGCTTCAGTTGCAACACTTGAATTGACGTGCCGAGCTCTTGGAGTTGTTGGAAATCTGAATGTCTCGCAGACTCTGACAATCTCAAGGAACATTGCAGGCGTTACGGGTTTGACCGCGACAGTTACCGGAACCGATACGGCAGGGGCAGATGCTGAAGACACTGAGGATTACCGGCAAAGGGTTCTTGATATTATCAGGGCTCCTGGCGGCGGTGGGAATTCGGCAGACTACAGAAACTGGGCGCAAGAAGCAGCGAATGTGGTCAGGGCTTTCCCTTATGCTGGTTTGCCGTGGGATGATCCACTTGCACCGGGCGAACCTCCTGAGAGAACAGTTTATATCGAGGCCGATACCGATATTGATCCCGATGGAATACCGGACGCGCCAACACTCGCAGCGGCTCTGGAATCTATTGAAACTGATCCGATTACAGGACAGGACCGGCAACCTCTTGGACTTACGAGTGCGACGCTTTACGTTGAGCCGATTCGTAGAACTCCATTTTACACGCTGATCACAAACGGTGTTTTTATCGCAGGCACTGAGGTCCAGGTTAAAGCCGATATCAGTACGGCGCTGGATCAATATTTTTTGGGGCTTGCTCCATTTGTATCGGGGCTTGACGCGGATTCGGATAGGGCTGATATGATCACTCCGACATCAGTTTCAGAGATTGTCCAGGGTGTTTTGGCTGCGAATTCGGCGAGTTGTGATCGTGTTCAATTCGGTGACGCCGTGGGAGTCTATCTCAATAATTATCAACTTGGGCAGGGCGAGAAAGCCAAGAACGGGGGGATAACTTACGCGTAATGGCTGATCACACTTTTTTAAGACGCGCACTCGATCTTATATTTCCCAAGGGGCCACCTTATGAGCCTGACATTGACGGTGATATGTCAGCGCTCAGGGATGGAGATGCTGAAAACCTTGCGGATATTCGAGAAGATGTACAAAGTCTGAAATATATCAGGAATCCAGCGTTAACACCGGTTTTATCTGATCTTGAGCGGGAATTCGGTGTTAATTTCCAGGATACACTGACAGAGGCAGAGCGACGGCAATTGCTGAAACCAGAGGTCTATAAAAGAAAAACAACGGGATCAACCGGGGATTTACAGCAACGGCTTGATGATGGTGGATTCGACCTAACTGTTTATGATAATAGTCCAGACGGGCCAGCGATCGACCCGGCGATTATCCTACAACAGAACTTCCAAATGCAGGCGGCAGGGGGGACTAATTATTATGCGGGAAATACTCTTGCATACGCTGCTTTTCTCGGTGGTGATTTGCTTGTCAATGGCAGGGTTTTTGAACAATGCCGGGGGATTCTTGGAGCGGGCGAGGTTTGGGCAGGGAATACAAATGCAGTCGCTGGATATTATGACAATTATTTCCAGTCTGAAATCGAATATCCGATTCCAACTGATCCTGATTCATGGCCTTTTGTATTTTTTGTCGGCGGTGATGGCGCTGATATTAATCCGGCAACAGGTGAATTAATTAGTATTCCGCAGGGATCTGTGCCGTCGAATAAGCAGAAATTACTTGAGGATTTGATTTTGAAATTTAAGCCGCTCTTTACTTGGTGCGGTCTGATTGTAACTTATACATAAGAGGTCACAATGAAAGATTGGGCAAGTGTTCAAACCTACAAATCAGGGACTTTCCCTAATGTTTTAGCAATTGATAGCTCAGGAGCAGCAACACCTGACGGAACTGAATACATTGCGGCTCAGATCAATAACGGGATTTTCGGGTGGATGCAAGATTTTATGGATTACGC